TTATCCAATGGGCAAACCGTCGAGTGATTGGTACAACTTAATTAGAACTAGTTTATATGATTTGTCTCTATACGATCGCACATTAGTAATAGATTGTGATCTGATGTTGGCAACTGATAACCTAAAACCTTATGTAGATTCCTCAGCAGATTTTCTAATTGCTGGCAACATATATAATCCTCGTCAAGGATTGCCTGCGTATCAACTACAAATTGGTGCTAGTCAAATTGCAATGGCATGGGCTACTATTATGATCTTTAACAAGTCGGATGAAGCACAAGCAATATTTGAAATGGCCAAGTTGATACAGAACAATTATGGATATTATAGCAACTTATATGGCTTCCTTCCAAGCCCGATCCGTAATGATTACATATTCAGTATTGCTTGCCATTTAATTGGAGGCTATGGGCTAAAATCTTACACAATAGATCTGCCACTTGTCAATTGTAATAAACAAGTTGAATACAAAGCATGGGGAAGCAATCAACTAACATATCAATATGTAGATGATAAAACCTATCTTAATAAGATTAGGAATGTTGATCTGCATTTAATGAACAAGGATCAACTATGACTGCTGGATATGTTTGCGTAGTACAGAATAGCAATGTCGATTATCTAAAACTTGCTTATCTCCAGGCACTAAGCTGTCAGCTAACACAAAGCAAAATAAAATCATTCAGCATCATAACAGATTCAGCAACTGCTGATCTAGTAACGGATCAGCAACGAGCAGTGTTCGATCAGATTATTGTTATGAACACAGATCTTGCCACTGGTCTAATCAAACAACAGAATGAATCGCAGGTATTCCGATTAAGTCCTTACAAGCGTACTATTAAGACTGAAGCTGATATGTTATTCACTGCTGACTATAGTTGGCTATGGGATGTTTACAATCCTTATACTATGGTATTCACGCAAACGGTTTATACATACGATCATAAAAAGATTACAAGTCGTAGTCAGCGTAAGTTATTTGATGATAATCTATTGCCTAATATCTATAGTGGATGGACTTACTTTACATTTGATAGAGAATCCAAAAGGTTTTATGATACAATGCAGACAATCATTGCAGATTGGGCATGGTATAGAGACCAGTACCTTGTCAATTGCAGATATGATACTCCACGCACAGATGAAGTATATGCACTTCCTGCTAAGATACTCGACATTCCACTTATTGATATTGGTTGGGGTTTTGTACATATGAAGCCTGAGTTGCAGAACCTACATCGTGATACTGAATGGACTGAGCAATTAAATATTGAAATACACAATGACTTTTGTCCTTCTATTGGATTCTTTAGACAGACACGACCATTACATTACCAAGTAAAGTCATTCGCAACCGATGAGATAATTGACCAATATGAACGAGCTATCATACGATAAAGAATGGTTAGAAGAATTTGAGCGAGAGTTAGCCAAACAGACTATTCCCTGTGTTGAATTTGCTAAAATTGAACTTCCAAAACCTCCAGTATTAATAATACAGAACATCTTGACAGCAGGTGGTAATATGTACTATACTTTAGAGGATGATTGTCAGTTTGCTGTAACTGCGGATCATCCACGAGCTAAAGGCTGGGCAAATGGTTGAAATTGTAGATGTTGCAGAATTAGATTGCATTTATCTAACATATGATGAGCCTCGTGCTGATGAATTTTGGGCAAAGATTCGAGCTCATGCTCCGTGGGCTAAACGAGTACATGGCGTAAAAGGTAGTGATGCTGCTCATAAAGCCGCTGCTGCCGCAAGTGATACTGAACGATTTATCTTAATCGATGGCGATAACTTGCCAAACTTTGCTTTCTTCAACGAACAGCTACGTATAGATCAATCCAATGATAGCTGTGTATTCCGCTGGCGTGCTTATAATAATATTAACGGTTTATCATATGGCAATGGCGGAATCAGTAGCTGGACAAAAACGTATGTAGAAAATATGCGTAGTCACGAAGCAACAGATGGCAGCGATACTACTACGGTAGAATTTTGTTTTGATACACGCTATTGGGCTATGCATGACTTGTATAGTACAACTTATCCTAATCAAAGTAAGTATCATGCTTGGCGAGCTGGATTCAGAGAAGGTGTTAAAATGTGTTTGGATCAAGGACGCAGACTAACTCCTGCAGAGTTTGAAACTGCTTGGCACGGTAATAGACGCAATCTTGAAATTTGGTGCACGATTGGCAACGATGTTGATTATGGTGATTGGGCCATAATGGGTGCTAGATATGGTGCATGGCGAGTTATGTTTGATAACGCCTGGGATCATACTGAAGTTAGAGATTTCGATAAACTAACAGAAATTTATGAAAACTTTCAAGACTCACATATCGAAGATTATACTTCAGCATTAACAAACAGACTTGGGCTTAATATTATACATTTGAGCGCAGATCAAAGTGCATGGTATAAAGCACATCAAACAGCTTATAAGAATATAGATATAATGCTACCAGAAAGAGATTATGACAGAGTCATCAGCCACACCGCTAGACAATTCAGGTGATAAAAATACTATAAACGATGATGGAACTCTTAATAGCGAGTTTATGAGCACTGCCGAACAAATGCGGCAGAAGCTTGGGCCTGCATTATGTCTTGCTAAATGGCAGCAGACCAGTCTACATCTAACTACAGGTCATACTAATAGTTGTTACCATCCGCCTTTACACAAAATTGAGGAGAAAGACCTTGAGAATAACCCCAGTGCGCTCCATAACACCCATCACAAGAAGACCCAAAGACAGCGGATGTTACGGGGAGAGAAGCCAGAAGAATGTTCATATTGCTGGCGTGCTGAAGCCACTGGAAACTTATCAGACAGACACTATAGGTCAGGGGAGCCCTGGGCGGCTGAGAGATTTGATGAGATTTTGGTTCAAGATCCCCTAACATGGAATGTGAATCCTGCTTATGTTGAAGTTAATTTTTCTAATGTTTGTAATCTTAGATGTAGTTATTGCAGTCCTCAATTTAGTAGCACATGGGCACAGGAAATTGCCAAGTTGGGAGCATATCCTACTCGCAATAGACACAATGACCCTAGTCACTTTGTGGGCGAACGCAGTGTTATTCTTAATCGTGACACTAATCCATATGTTGATGCTTTTTGGCGTTGGTGGCCCGAACTATATCCTCAACTAAAACACTTCCGTATGACCGGCGGCGAGCCAACTATGGATAAGAACACTTATAGGGTGTTTGACTACGTATTAGCAAATCCAAAGAAAGAACTGCATCTTAATACGACCAGCAACTTTAGTCAAGAATCAGTTGTGTTTGACAAATACCTAGGATATGTAAAGCAGCTATGCGAAGGTGAAAACATTGAGCATTTTATGCAGTTTGTCAGTCTTGATACATGGGGCAAGCAAGCAGAATATCTAAGACATGGTATGGATTTTGAGCTTGTTAAAAAGAATGTTGAAAGATTTCTAACAGAAGTACCTTATCGCAACAGCTTAACATTTATTATTACGATGAGTAATCTTGCAATTCCAAATGTTAAACAATTGTTAGAATGGATATTGGAATTAAGAGTAACGCATAATTCAACTTATCAGCGTATTTGGTTTGATACACCTATACTGCGTGAACCTTTGTGGCAAAGTCCAAAAGGAATGCCTGCTGCTTACCAGTGGCATTTACAGCAGACTGTTGATTGGATGAAGTCAAAACCTGAAACAGAATCAACTCGTTTTTGTGGATTCAAAGATTATGAAGTACAGCGGTTACAACGTGTAGTTGATCAAATGAGCCCAGACGATTATCAATTTGATAAAAATATCAAATCAGATTTCTACAAATTTTTTAGCGAGCACGATAAACGCAGAGGCACTAATTTTCTAAAAACTTTTCCTGAAATGACCGATTGGTATGATGAATGTAAGTATTGGGCAGAACAATGACATTTCCAATTTGGCACTGGCATATTGAAAACTCCAGTATATGCAGCTTAAAGTGTCCTAGATGTCCTCGTCAGGAAGTAGACGGCAATAATCAAACAAGCTTAGATCTTGAATTTTTCAAACGTAATTTTAACAAAGACATTTTAAAAGATGTATGGGAAATAACTTTTTGTGGAGACGATGGTGATCCTATTTACGGCAAAGAATTTTTTGAAATTGTTTCTTATTTGAAACGTGCAAAACCTAAACTTAGTTTACGTATTATCACCAATGGCAGTTATAAAAAAGACTGGTGGTGGTATAATCTTGGCGGGGCACTAAATCAATACGATGAAATTCATTTTAGTCTAGATGGGTGGGATCAAGAGTCTAACGAACAATATCGTGTAAATTGTGATTGGGATAGTATAATTACAGGTGTTAAAGCATTTCGTAAGTCTACTACAGCGATAATGACGTGGGCTGCTATTGGCTTTAGATTTAACGAAAATAGCATTAGTAACATGAAAGAACTTGCTATTGAAATGGGATTTGACAGATTCCAACTTACACGCAGTACAAAGTTTGGCAGCGTATATCCGCATTATCTAAAGGACAACAATGATCTACTAGAACCAATCGATAAAAAACTGATTGCTAAAGGTCGTCGATTTGGCAGAGAAATCATTGACCTAACCAAACGACAACAATTTGATAATGGTAAAAGACAAATTAATAATCTATTATGGGAAGCCATTGATAAAACAAAATCAATTATTCCCATGTGTCAAATTGGAAATAAAGGACTTTATATAAGTGCTGAAGGTTATTTTTATCCCTGCTGCTGGATGGCTAATAGATATGATCATACACGATGGCAACAATTTAAAAAGCCACAATTTGATTTGAATACTTGTTCGATTACAGAAGTATTAGACGATAAAAATTGGACAGAGTTTTTTGCAACACTACATAACAATAGAGAATGTTCAGACAAGTGCGCTGAACCAAATTACAACAAGGAATATGCTACAAAATGGTAGGAAGTAAGTATCAAAAAGAATCATTCATTGATTATAAGCGTCGAGTATTGGATACTAAAAGTGCAAGTTTCTGCGGAGCCAAGTGGTACAACGCTACGGTTTGGTTAGGTAGTGGCATGACTACAAGCTGCCATCACCCACTGCCTCATCGTGTTGGTGAAGTATCAGTTCAATACAATCCTAAAACTTTACACAACACTCCAGAAAAGAAATTAGATCGTTTATTAATGCAAAAAGGTAAGCGTCCTGAAGGTTGTGAATATTGTTGGCGTGTTGAAGACACAGGTCCTGATGCTGTCAGTGACCGACCTTATAAAAGTATGATATATACAGAAGAAGAATTAAATCATGCTATTGCTTTAGATCCATCAGCAGATGTAGATTTGAAAACATTAGAAATAGCATTTGACAGAAATTGTAATTTTGCATGTAGTTACTGCAATCCTGCTTTTTCAACAACATGGGCAAAGGATATTAACAATAATGGACCATATAGAAATCTTACTAGCGATGGTCGTAATCATTACACTCATAGCCATAATAGCAGTCAATTGTATAGAGAAGGTGATACAAATCCTTACGTTGAAGCTTTCTTCAAATGGTGGGAATCAGACCTCAAGCACACACTCAGGGAGCTTCGAATAACAGGTGGTGAACCTCTTATGTCCGCTGATCTATGGCGTTTGCTGGATTGGTTTAAAGCTAATAAAAGCGATGTCAAATTGGCTATCAATAGTAATCTTGGGGCAAAACCAGCACTGATTGAAAAGCTGATTGAAGCAAGTCATGATATTCCGCATGTTGAACTTTATACAAGTTGCGAAGCTACTGGCGCCAAAGCTGAATTTATCAGAGACGGATTAGTATACAGCGAGTGGTTAAACAATATTGATTTAATTGCTACCAAAGGTAACTTTAAAGCTTTCCATATTATGGCAACAATAAACGGACTATGTCTGACTGACATTGTGAATTTTCTCGATACCGTAATGACCATGAAAGAAACTTATGGAAAGAATTGGCCTACCGTAACACTTAACATTTTAAG